TACAGCAGAAACAGCATATCGTGATGCAATATCTGTAACTGATATTGAACCAGTTAAAGCAAAGTTTGGTGAGTTAATTGATATTGCAGTTAAGATTCTTTCTCCTGCAGGTATCAAAGGTAGATATGCTGCTCAACAGATTCTCTTCAATAAAAATTACTATAAGACCGAACTTGCCCTAACAATTGATAATGAGTTTGGGACAGGCAGTTGGGTTTATAATGATTATGTTGATGGAATTATCGATAATCTCTCTCATGATTTTGTAATTACCGATGTGACTTCTGGTAATACTCAACAATCAAGAAGAATTGCTGTTACTAAACAGGGTGTTATTAGTGAACTTCAGTTTACTTCTGGTGCTGGTTATAGAACCACTCCTACGATTACAATTCCTGCACCTGTATCTGGTGGAATTACAGCAACAGCAACAGCAGTATTAGAAGCATCTGGTTTAATTGATGCTATCACTATTGATAGTGCTGGTTCTGGATTTGATATGCCTCCAGTTGTTATTATGTCTGGTTCTAATGTATCGAATGATGGCATTACGGCAACTCTTTCTGGAGGTACTGTTAATTCTCTAACTTATGATGGTCGAGTATTCGATGCCGACGATTTCATTGGATTTGGTAGTGGTACTGAAGTTACCGATAGTGGTTCTGCTATTGGTACTGTTGGTGGGTTTAAGACTGGCGTCAGACACATTAAATTTGGTGCTGCAAGTGGTACTCGTGAAGCAACCGTATCTGATACCAATACCGAAAACTTAGACACTATCAGAGTATATGTCATTGCTGGTACTGGTTCTAATGGTGCTGCTGCACCTGGTGATAATGAGGACTTGAAGTTCCAATATTCCACTGACCAGGGCGGCACTTGGACTAATGCAGCAACTTTAATTTATGGCGGTTCTAATGGTGGAGCACAGAACTACACTAACTTCTCTGAAATTACTCCCGTCACGGTTTCAGTTCCTGTTGGAGCAAAAACCGAGGCAACTAGATTTAGAATCATCCAACCAACTTATACTGATGGATTCTTATATGACCACTATGCTGTTACTAGACTTGGTTTAGTAAGCAATAGTAAGCAATTTGAAGGTGTAGTAACTCTTAGTTTCGAGAATGCTCCTTCTGATTCTGGAACAACTACGGATCCTACAGCAACATTTAGCACTTTGAGAGTAGTTGAAAATATCATCATTACCGAACGTGGTAGAGGTTATGTTCCTGCAACTCCTCCAACCGTTACAATCAGTGGTGGTAGTCCTGACAGTGCAGCAACAATTACAAACGTTAACGTTGTTCTTGATACTGCAAGATTTAATAAAGGAGAAACTGTCACTTCTAGCGGTGGCGGAACTGCAACTGTCTTGGAAGATGTTGAATCCGTAATCTTTATTGGAAGTGTTACAGGTACGCTATTTGCTGATGGCGATTCTTTAACTGGTAGTATTAGCGGAACTGTTGCTGACATCAACGTCAGTGGAGTTGGTAGTGAGTTTGATTATTACACTAATGTTGGTAATATCCAGACATTTGCGGATGCTAGACTAATTACTTCGCCAATTGAGGGTGAATTCTCAACCACAAATCTATATACTAATCCTGAAGCATTCCAAGTCAATTGGACTCAGACTCGAACAACATTTGCTGCTAATACTGCCGTTGCACCAGATGGCACACTTACTGCAGATAAACTAAGAGCATCTACTGATGATGCTACACACATCGCTTCTAGAGATTATGCATTAGCGTCTTCCAACACATTCGATGATGGATCTCTTACATTCGATAATTCCTCCAACTCTTTTGATGAAGGTTCTTTAAGTGAAGGTGAGTCCCAAGTTTATACAATATCCACTTTCGTTAAGAAGGGAGAATATGAAAATGTTAGATTTGATGTCCGATTAGACACTGGAACACCTGGTGTACAGAGATTGTTCTTTGATGTCGATCTTAACAATGGTGATACTGGTTCTATCTTCCAACCTCAAGGTGGATTGATTGTTAAAAATAGAGAACTGTTAACTGTCAAAGAAATTGTAGTTAATACTAGATCTGCTATGACAGGAACTTATACAGGAGTTACTGGTTCATCGACTGGTGGACTTGGTGGAGTATTTGATATTGTCATTGACCACGAAAATGCACCAAATACTGCAGTAGTTACCGTTACTGATGGTGGTTCTGCATGGATTATAGATTCGGAAATATTGATTGATGGTGTCAGCATTGGTGGCGTATCAGGTCAAGATAATTTGAGATTTAATGTTGCCACCACAGAACCTGCTGGTGTGGGTGTTATTCCTTACGGTAATGGATGGTTTAGAGTCTATTCTACTATTGAATTCTCATTCGGATTCAGTAGCATTAGAAATCGGATACTCATGCGAGGTCCTAATAACGTCCCCACCTTTGCTGGAAACGGTAGTGATGGCATTTATCTTTGGGGTTCTAAACTCAATAAGGGGCAATTTGATGCTTATACATCTGTCGGTGGTGAAGTGTTCTATTCCAACTCTGAATATAACGCTAAGAGATATACTTTAGAAGTCCTAGAATCATATCTAGAATCTGCACTTGACGGAACCTTAACTTCTCCAGCACCACAATCAACATTCTTGGCATTTGATAATGCTACTTGGAGAGCGGGATATGACACCGATCCGTTCTTAAGAATTGCCAGAGAAAATATAGACTTCTACAGACAGCAATTAGATAATGCAACATATTATGTTGGTGTCACTCAAAACAGTGGTATTGTAGTTCCATCTAAGGAATATGGAATTACATACGTTCCTCCTGGAATTTCTGGTGGTCTTGGTAGAGCAGATTTCTTCTATGGTTTGTATAGTGATGCCAATGCCGAAATTAAGAGAATCAATGTAAATGAGGCGAAAATCGCTAAAGTTTATAAGAGATTCCGTATTGATGGAGATATTACTGATGGTCCATTCACGATGGGTGAGGCAGTTCAGAAACAGGGAGATGCCACTATAACTGGTACAGTATATCAATTCCATGAAGATGAAAATTACAAGTATCTGGATGTCGAAGTTACCGCAGGAACCTGGCAAATCTCTGATGTTATTGTAGGTCAGGCAAATACCACTACGGCAACGTTGAGTTCGATTGAAGATAGACTGCATGTTATTAAACTTGTGGGTGATTTTACTGAGGATATTCCTTTCCTTGGTTATACCTCTGGTCAGACAGCGCAACCTACAACGTTCTTGAGAAGTGAAGCAGCAGTTCTCGATAATTCTGGCGGTAGATTGACTGTAGATACTGAGACTTTAGTTGGCACCTTTGATAAAACCGCTGTTGTATATGGTGGCACAACTGACTTGTACATCGAAGTTCAGTCATACCAAGGACTTGACGTTACAATCGGAGATAGAATTATCTCAGGTGGTTATGTTCGCTTTGGTGTAAATTCTGCCGCTGATTTCACTGTAGGCAATTATGTTTACAAGTATGTTGGTGGTAAGGATGCTAGCAAGCGAGCTATTATTACGGGAGTTGACACCGTTAATAATTATGTTTATGTTGCACCTATTGATGGTGATTTCACAATTACTGAGCAAATCGCAGACTTTGGTACTGGGGGCGGCGGTGTAAATTATGAGGCACTTGCGACAATCTCTACTAAAATTACTGTTGAGGGTGGAGCATCTGCTAGGATTAATAACATCAGTGCCGTTGGTATTAACAAGCGCCTCTTCTTAAATGAAATCGTGGGAGCTTGGACAGAAAATGATTATGTTATTGCTGCTGATAATTACAAGTCTGTAATTTTGGACCTTGTTACTTCAAATGCTCGCGTTAAGAGAGCATCTAAAGGATTTGATGGTGTACAAACTACCTTCAATCTTACTATCAGTAACGGAACAGCATATCTACCTGACCCTGCAGGTCATATGCTCATCTTCGTTAATGGTATCCTACAACCTCCTGGTGCAGGTAATGCATATAATGCATTCTCTGATAAGATTCAGTTCGCTGAACCTCCTGATATCGGGTCCACCTTTACAGGATTCTATGTTGGTAAATTGAGACAACTTGATAACATTGGATTCGAGTTTGATTCTTTACGCCAGTCATTTAACCTCAAGAGAGATGAAGTGTTCTACTCATTGACACTTACGGAAGGTGTTAGATCTAGTACTATCAGACCAGAAAATAATATTATTGTTTCCTTGAATGGAGTCATTCAAGAACCTGGAGTTGGTTTTAGTATCGTTGGTTCGAGGATTATCTTCTCTGAAATTCCTCGCGTAGGTTCTACATTCGTAGCGTTCTCATACGTTGGTTCTGAAGCTGACGTTGATGCTTCGGAAGTTGTTCCTCCTATCGAACCAGGAGATTTACTTTCCATTGAAGGTGAAACTGAAGACCGCGAGGTTGCTGTTATTGAATCGTCCAACTCCTTGATTACATTCGATTATCTTGGGTCTGTATTTGGACAAAATGCTGAGGCAACAGCAGTTCTTACTAATGGATTTATCGAAACCGTCAGTATTACTGCACCAGGTTCTGGTTATACTTCACGACCTATTGTGAGAGTTGACTCTATCAGTGGATTTAACGCACAGATTAGGGCAATCGTTGGTATTGCTAATGTGGAAGTTAATTCTGTTGGCAGTAGCTACAAGAATCCTAATGTCTTAGTTGAGAGTGAAGTTCCTGATGATTGGACCGCACCAAATCTCGCAGATTACGGTGAAGAGATTATTGATCCTGAGGTCCTCCCATAACATATAAATAACTAAAAACCTACAACGATGACAAAACAATCACTTGGTTTAGGTACTACAGCAAATGACAACACGGGGGATACCCTTCGTGTTGGTGGTGATAAAATTAATGACAACTTTGATGAAATTTATTCTGCTTTTGGTAACGGAACTAATCTAACCCTTAACGTTAGCAACGCTGCAACAAACCAAGTGTTGAAGTATAACGGAACCAGTTTTGTACCTGGAGATCTAGGTCTCCTAACAACAGCATTAGATGTAAATAATAATAATATTACATCATCAAGTAACAATAACATTTCTTTAGTTCCAAATGGTACTGGAGATTTGAGGATTGTTGCAGGTTCTATCACTTCAACCTTTGATGGTGATGATGGGACCGTAGATTTTCCTACAAAAATTAGATATATCAATGAATACACCAGTCTTGGTGTAGCTCCTGCATCAGCAACATATACTGGATATTTTTTCACTGTTGACGGAGATGACAACCCCTATGTAAATATTAATGTAACTGCGGGTGGTGTTGGTGATACTGCAGCGAAGATAGCGACAGAATATTCGAGTATTGATTTTTTAAATGATGTTGACACTACTACAGTTGCACCTGCTAATGACCAGGTATTAAAGTGGAGTGCTTCTTCCAGTAAGTGGATTCCTCAAGACGACCAGTCTGGACTCACAGCATTAAATTTGTTCCAAACTGTTACTGCTGATACAGGTAGTACTACTGCAAACAGTGGAACTGATACTTTAATTATTGCGGGAGGCACTGATATTGATACAGCAATTGTTGGAGATACTGTAACAGTTAATTTTTCTGGAGTTGTTCCAAGTACATTAGATACTCTATCAAATGTTGATTTGAGTAGTCTGGTGCAAGGTGATAGTTTCTATTATAACGGCACAAATTGGGTTAGAAGTCAAAGTCCTTTAACTTGGTTTGAACTGGGTTCTAATGGATTTAATCACTTTACTTTTAGTGGTGCTGGATTTCCTGTAACACAAGATGACCCAACCATTTACGTTTATAGGGGATTCACTTACGCTTTTGACAATAGTTCAAATGGCGCAAGTCATCCATTGAGAATTCAATCAACAACAGGACTTTCTGGGAATCCATACACTGTTGGACAGTCTGGTAATGGTACTTCAGTTCTCTATTGGACTGTTCCTATGGATGCTCCTACAACACTGTATTATCAGTGTACCGTACACGCCGCCATGGCTGGCACTATCGTCGTAGTAAACTAATAAAGTAAATGGCAAGAACAGTTCCTGGCTCTGGCGCAGAGATTAAACCAATCTTTGACAAATTATTTGGCGTTCGCGCAGTAGAGGTTATTAATCCTGGAAGTGGATATGACCCTGAAGATCCTCCAAGATTAACGGTCACTGGTTGTGGGACACCTAGTGAAGAATGTTTACTATATCCTATCATTGATGGTCCTTCAGGTAAGATTGTTCATGTACGTGTTCTTAGTAGGGGTAGGGGGTATGACCCATTAAGACTTAATATTATCCCCTCGGCAGAAACTACTGGTGTTGTAGATTCTTTTGATGTTAATAGAATTTGGCAAAGTCATCCAAACTCACCAACTTTAGGAACCTTCCAATCCGATACGGATAGACTCAGAATTGTATCTGATAATGACCCCAAACCCGCTGATATTTTCTCAGAACGTTCTGGTGGAGCGGGTTCTATTGTAGATAGAAGTTTCGATCAAACTTTCATTTATAGAGGGGGTAAGCAAGTACCTTTTGGTCAAAATAGACCTTTTCAGAAGAATAAATCACTTGGCATTATGGCCAATGGTACATTACTCCATACACCAGAATGGGGAAATGCAGTTGGTGGTGCTCCAGAAGGATTTGAATTAGATACAGTCTATAATGATAACCCTAAGAATACTGATGTATACGATGGAATTATCGATAATCAAACTTATTACTATCAGTCATCTAAATTAGTTGAGCATTTTAAAACTACACATGGAGTGCTTGATTGGGGATTGCATGAAGTTTTTACTTGGAATGTAAAAACTGAAGTTGATAATGTATTACTAACTGTATCTGGTATTGATGAAGTTCTTAATCCTATGGAGGTAGGAAGAACAGTATTAAAGATTGGGGATAATTCTGTATCTGGAGAAATTGCAAAAATTATAAGAGATGGTAATAATTTAATCACCTCAGTCTATATTAGACAAGTAACTGGAGTGTTTACTGTAGAAGATAGAATATTGGGTTCTACTGGATTTTCATTCACAGTTTCTACAGAACCCACAACATTCCCTGCAGGTATTTTTTATATTGACTTTGGCGTAGAGGCTGAGGAGTTTGGACCTTTTATTGCAGGACAATATTATCTCGCTCCAGAGAATATTAAAGTTAAACGGAATTATGTAATTATTTGGAATCAGGATGATCCTAGTAATCAAGTTAGTGATACTTTTCCTTTTGGACATCCAATGCAATTCAGTACCACACAAGATGGTATATTGAATGCTGGTACTTTATATTATAATAGTACTGGAGCATCAGGTGCTCTCGGAACCGATTATGAAAATCCGTTCCGAGCATTATTCATTATGAATGCTGACGAAACTAATAGAATTTACTATTATTGTCAGTATCACCGTTATATGTCTGGTTATGCTGGGCATGAAGGGTATATGGTTCTTGATACTGAAATTGAAGATGAAGAACCCGAAAATAATTATTATATCAGAGATTACTACAATGAAGATGTTGTAATTCTACCTGATGAGATTCAAACTCAGTATACAGGTTCACTCGCTAGTTTTCTGAACATAGGAATTGAAGATGGTGGAAATGGTACTGGAACATCTGGTGGATTTGATATTGGTAGGCATATTGTATTTGGAAGACAAGCTGGTAACAGACAACTCAGACTATATTTAGATCTCCGCAATGTGTCTACGTTGACATTTGAAGTTATCAGGGGAACTGATACCAATGGCGGCGAAAATCCTGATAATGTTCAAGAAAGTCTTAGAGTCTTTTTTGGTGGTACTGCATATGGTTCTAGTGTCCTAGTTTCATATAACAACTATAACTTCGATACTTTAAATAGTGTAACTATAAGTATTCCTCCAGACTCCAGAAAAGAAAATCAACTTGTTTACGTTTACCAATTTGGCAACAGTGGTACTGGTTTTGATTCTTATGGACTTAAGTCTATAACTTATGGTGGTGGAGTACAGGATTTATCTCGTCATCCTGACGGACATTCTAAAATTTTGGGTATGTCCTTTGACGGTTATCCCATTTATGGACCATATGGATATTTTGGATCTAATAACTCTGTAGTAAGAGCATCCTCCTCATATCGTCTCAAATCTGGTATTGAAGTAGACGGAGCAAGACCCGAACAAGTTGCTGCAGAAACAGTCACGTATGCTGTTACTGTTAGTAATAATAAATTTTTATATGATGCTGCCTCTCCATCCTTCCTGAATCTGAAGCGAGGTAAAACTTACGTTTTCAATCAGGATGATTCTTCTAATGATGGAAATATTTTACTACTATCTACTGCTGAAGATGGTTGGCATCCTGCATCAGACCTTTCAGATATTGCAAATAAACTGAATTTATATGAACATCCAAGTATTACATACACTCTGGATGGTTCTTCTGTAACTTATGACAATTATATTTCGGGATTTATTTCTGCAACTACAAGGTCATTAACTATTGCAATGCCTTCGGACTCACCTAGAGTTTTAAATTCTTTTAGTTATGCTAATGCATCCTATGGAATAAGAACTGTTCAAGATGGTTATGCCATGGGTAGTCTTTATCAAGATTACATTTATGATGAGACTGCAGGCACCCTAGATGAACATAATGGTAGTTACATATCTACTCCAGAATATCCTAATGGAACATATGCATATTTTTTAACAGAAGATTCTTCAGGCAATCCAACTTTTCCATATTGCGTCGGACCAACATATTTTGGAACACCTTTGTTTGAAGGTGATACTGTTCCAGATTTAGCAACAGAAGTTCCCACTATTGCTGAGGGCAATGTAGTTTTAGAAGACGATGGAACTGTATCATACATTCAAATGACTAAAACTGGAGATGGATATTTTTCTCCTGCAGTGGCACAAATTATCGGTGGAGAAGGTTCTGGTGCAACCGCATCTCCTGTAGTTCAATCAGTTACAGGATTGACTCTACTTAATGAAGGTAGATCATTTGCAACCCCTCCAACTTTGATATTTGAAGGTGGTGGTGGACAGGGTGCTCAGGGTGCTGCCTCTATTAGTTCTTTAGGCAAAGTTACGAGTATCAATATTATTGATGAGGGTGATTTTTATCAAACTTCCCCATACATCTTAATTGATGGTGGAGGAGGACAGGGTGCGAAGGCAATTGCCAATATTAATCAAGGTGTAATAACGAGTATAGATGTTCTTGACCAGGGTGGTGGTTATGTAAATCCTCCTAATATCATCTTCACAAAACTGATTAACTTGAAGAGGACTACAAAAGCCAGACAATCATTCAATAGTGCTTTCCAATACCTTACTGGTCTTACTAAAGATATTGATGCATCTTCTGAAGAAATTTTTGTATCATCTACAGATGCATTCCCTGGTTCTGGTACATTCCTTCTCAATAATGAGATTGTTACATATACTGGAAAAAGCAGAGGAAAGTTTACAGGTCTTACTAGAGGAACCAACTTTAATTACGACCAAAGGATAATTCTTGATACATCACAAGATGTTGCTGGTATTTCCAACTACAACTTTAATGTTGGTGATAGAGTTATTAGAAGGGTTGAAACTGCTAGTAGTAAGATTGCCAAGGTTTACGATTGGAGACCAAGCACTAGGGAATTATTTGTAACTTTTGAAGTTGACGAACTGGCATTTATTGATGCTGGTATTGCCTCTACAGAAGATGCCATTGTTCAATTTAATGCTGGATTACCAGAAAGTGCTGGAGGATCAGCACTTCCACATACAACAGAAGTTAGTATAGGTTCTCAAATCTTTAGATTGCAGTTGACTGGAATTGTAACTGTCGATGATATCGACTTTGTTGACATTGCAGAGAACGATGGTGCTGGAGATGGTATTCCTGATTTGTCAAATGCAGGAACGGATTACGAAAATCAAATTAGTTTAGACGGCGGAATCTTCAATTCACTATATGGTATTGAAGAAACACAAGGTGGTACAAATACCACTCTATTTGCTATTGGTGATAATATCCTAGATGCAACTCCATTCCCTGAGCAAAAATTCGCAACTGTTTCTACTGCGGGTGGATTGTCCGAGGGTGTCGAACATTCAGCACAAGTTAAGATTACCTTAGATAAGGCCGATGGAAATGGTCAAAATTATGGAGTGAATGAGATTGTAACAGGCGATCTTTCTGGAGTTACTGGAACAGTAGTTTCTTGGGATACTTCAACGGGTATATTGGTTGTTCAAAGTATTACACCATTTAATACAGGTAATGTTAATATTGGTGTTAACGGTTTCCTAAACGAATTTTCTGCTAGGAGTTCAATTGTCGATATCGTTGTACAAGAACCTGGTACAAACTATTCAGCACCACCAACTGTAGTTATTGAAAATGCTGGTGATATTCAATCAACAGCGGTTGCAGTAATGACAGTAGCAGGTGACCAAGTTAGTTCTGTAACTATTAGTAATGGTGGATATGGTTATAAGCAGGAAATTACAACTAATATTTTACACCCAACAATTACATTTACTAATGATGTATCAGATACAACTGGTTCTGGTGCGATAGCATATGCTATCTTAGGAGGTGAGAAAATAGCAGGTAGTGCTGGTGCTTCTTATCGCATTAAAAATATTGAATATCAGACGGTTGTACAAACCTCATAAATAGACTAGTAGAGGAACGTATCCCCTTATCAAATGGCAGCTTTACTTACTGATCAGTTTAGAATTTATTCCGCGAATAAATTTATCAAATCGCTTGAAGGTCCCGATGCTAACCAAAGCGATGCAGCTGCGGGTGAGGACAGAGACAGAGTGTACCTATTCATTGGTAGACCCCAATCTTGGGATAATGAAAATTCTCCCCCTCAAGCAGTAGATTCTTTTCAAGAATTCTCAAATTCTTTTGATGACATGATTTCTCTGAAGCGAGTTCTTGCTTCAGACACAATTCAGGTTGTTAGGAGAATCGATTGGGTTTCTCCCGAAGAAACTACGGGTGGACTAGGTTTTACTTATGACATGTATCGTCATGACTATTCTCCTAGTAAGACAGCATCTTCTGGTGCCACTAAATTATATGATTCGGATTTCTATGTTGTAAATTCTCAATATCAGGTATATAAGTGCATTTATAACGGAACTTCCCCATCAGATCCTAACGGCAAACCTTCTACAGTTGAACCTACTGGTACTTCTACATCTATTATTACTACTGGCGATGGATATCGTTGGAAGTATATGTACACTATTCCAGTTGCTTCAGTTCTTAAGTTTTTCTCCAACGATTACATGCCCGTCTTTGCAAATGACGCGGTAAGAACTAATGCTGTTGCTGGAGAAATTGATAGCGTTGTTATCAACTCTTCTGGTTCTGGATATAATAATGGAACTTATGATAATGTTGCCATTAATGGCGATGGTGCTGGTGGTAGATTATCTATTGTTGTTGATGGTGGTAAGATTATTTCTTCTACCGTTACATCTGGTGGTACTGGATATACATTCGGTAAAGTTAGTGTAGATAATATTACTGGTATTGGTACAGGTACTGGTGCTCAAATTGACGTTATTATTCCTCCCCCAGGTGGACATGGCGAGTCTCCATCAATTGAGTTGGGTGCTTTTAGGGTTATGATTAATGCCAAACTTTCATACGATGAAGGTGCTGGCGACTTCCCAATTGACAATGATTATCGTCGTATTGGTCTGATTACTAACCCATTAAAGTTCGGCACCGAAGAACTTATTGCAGACCTCACAGTGTCTGCAGCAAAAGCAGTTATCTTCTCTCCAACTTTCCAGGGAAATTATGCACCCGATGAAATTATCACTCAAAGTAGGGTTGTTGGTGGTCAAACTACAACTGCTCGCGGACGAGTAATTTCTTGGAATCCCACAACCAAACTTCTGAAGTATTATCAGAACGCTGTTGATGGTATTTTCCCAGAAGTTACAGGTACACAAAACGAATTCGATGGTTCTAATGCCATCGCTGGTGCAACTTCAGGTGCAGCTGGGCAACCAGATGTAAATTTTCCTGCAGTTCCCAATACTTCTTCTAGAACTATTAACAATACCGAATATGATTTGGGTATGAAATTTAATAATGGATATGCTAAACCAGAAATTAAATCTGGAAGCGGTCAAGTTGTTTATATAGATAATAGAAGAGCAATTAGTCGTGCAAACGACCAAGTAGAAGACATCAAAATCGTAATCGAGTTCTAATGGCACAAAATACAAATCTCAACGTCTCTCCTTATTACGACGACTTTGATAAGGATAAGAATTTCTATAGGGTATTGTTTCGTCCTGGATTCCCAATTCAGGCAAGAGAACTTACTACGATGCAAAGCGTCCTGCAAAGGCAGGTAGAGAGTGTAGGTCAGCATTTATTCAAAGATGGCGCAATGGTCATCCCAGGTCAAGTTGGTTATGACCTGAATGTTGATGCCATCATGCTCCAAGAGTCGTTTCTTGGTGCTAATGTTGAAGATTATAGAACTCAACTAGCTGGAAAAATTATTGAAGGATTGACTTCTGGAATTAAAGCAAAAGTGCTTTATACTGTCTCAGAAACAGAATCCGAAAAGAATTACATTACACTGTATGTAAAGTATATCGAATCTGGTGGTGAAGGAAACACCCAGACAGTATTTTCAGATAATGAGCAGTTGGTCACCGATACAGAAATTACTTTCGGGACTTCATTGATTGAGGTTGGATCTCCTTTTGCACAACTTCTTCCAACAAGCTCGATTCAGTCTGGTTCTGTTGCTTATATCCAGGAAGGTGTATACTTTATTCGGGGTTTCTTTGTAGACGTTCCCTATCAGTATATTCTTCTTGATCAGTATGGAACTACTCCCCAATACAGAATTGGTTTAGATATTTTAGAGTCTATTGTAACACCAGAAGATGATAGCAGTCTGAATGATAATGCAGCAGGAACTTCAAACTATGCTGCTCCTGGTTCTCATAGATTTAAAGTTAGCACTAGATTAAGTAAGAAACTTCTTTCTGATGACGCAGACAAAGATTTCATCGAACTACTTCGTATCAATGGTAGTAGGGTTGAAAATCTCGTAGATAGAAGTGCATATAATGAACTTGAAAGGACAATGGCCACCAGGACTTATGAAGAGTCTGGTGACTACACTGTCAACGATTTCCAAATTTTGATGAGAGAAAATTTGGATGATGGATTTAATAATGGTGTTTATGAGGCTGGTGCAATCACTTCGGGTGGAAACACAGCAGCAGAAAAATATTATTCAGTTGAAATTGGACCAGGTGCTGCATATGTAAAGGGATATAGAATTAAAACTCTATCTCCAACATATGTCGATCTCTTAAAACCAAGAGTTACTGATGCTAGGCAAAATGGTATCATTCCTTTTGAATTGGGGAACTATAGTAATGTTGATAATATTTGGGGATTCCCAAACTTTACAGGTTCGTCTGTTAGCAACGCATATCAAACAGTAGAATTTAGAGATAGTGCTACTGTTACTCCTGGTGTATCTGCTGGCAATATCATTGGTTATGGTCGATTCAATTCACTAGAATATTCTAGTGATACAGATCAAAACTTTGGAAATGCCAATGACAGATACAAAGCAAATCTGTTTGATGTGCAGATGATTACCATCTTGCAACTTGCTTCTCAGGTTAATATTAACGAAGGTTCTATGATCAGAGGTGCATCTTCTGGTGCAACAGGACTAGTTGTAGGTGCAGAATCGTCGGATGACCATATTCAAATCTATCAAGTAAATGGTTCTTTCCAAGATGGTGAGATGACCACCATCGATGGCATCGCTCTAGATGTTATTGTCGATACTTATAAGTATCAGTATTCAGATTCAAGACAGATTGTTGGAAGAGATGAGGGAACTCAACAGATTGAATTTACTGCAGATTTAATCTTAGAAGATAACTACTCTATTAATGGTGCAACATTTACCTATGATGACGTTGATGGTGACGTATTAACTGTTGATACTCTTGTGGGTGGTACTGGTTACCCTGATACTGGTACTGCAATCGTCACAACTGCTTCTGGTTCAGGTACAGGGTTAACTTTAGATTTCACTGCATCCAGTGGAGTTATCACGTCAACTACTATCAATGTTCCTGGAACAGGATATGTTGTTGATGAAACTATTACTATTACAAACTCCAGAGCTAGTGGTGTTAATACATTAGGTGCTATTGCTACTGCAGGCACTGGATATACTGCTACTACTGGACTTGCAACAACTTCAGCTGGTTCTGGTACTGGTCTTATTGTTGATATTACTGCAGATGCTAATGGTGCTGTTCAAACAGTAGCAGTTAATTCTTCAGCATTATCTGATGGTAGTGGATATGCAAATGCAGAATTAATTACGATTACGAACGTAAATGCATCTGGAATCGCTACTATTGACACTATCAGTGCTGCTGATGCCAGTAGAACGGAAGGAACATATACGATTACAGCATCCGATTACACTACAGATGCTTCTGGTAGTGGTGCTACATTTACTATTGCTGTTGATGGTACAGGTGCAGCAACTATTGTTATTACTGACGACGGTACAGGATTTGTAGTAGATGAGACCTTTACAATTGTTGATGGAAATCTTGGAGGTGGCGGTGGTGCATCACTAACGTTTGATGTAGCGACAATTCATGGGAATGGATGTACGATTCCAGTGTCTGCCATCCATGGAAATGGAGCGACTGTCGATATTGCATCTGTTGGTACTCATCAAATTGTTGGTCTCAATTCCAATTTTGGAGCAGATTTAAGACCTGGCGATAGAATTTACTTCAGTGAGACAACATTTGTTGATGTTGATAAAGTAAATCCAGCATCATTAAGTACATCTTCGGATAACTTTATCTTTGATAATGCAAATCAAATCGTAAATGTTACTCCACCTTCAGCAAACTTCCCAACGCCAGGAACATTCACTGCAGCAATTCGCTATCGCGCTTCTCTCTTTGGTAATGAAGAGACAACAGATCTTATTACTCAAATGCCAAAAGAGTATATTAGGTCTATTTCTGACGAATCTATGACTGTCAGGAGAACATTTGATTCTCAGACACCTGCAGGCGATTCTGTTTCTATCACATTACCAGAAAACGAACAGTTCTCTGCAATTTCAGCAGTCAACTTCTCATTCACTGTATTGGGTAGTAGTAATGCATCTTATCCTGTAGGTTCTCAGATACCACTTGCAACTGGCGATGCTGGTGCTTTTGGTTTCACCTCATTCACTTCTGCAGATAGAACAACTCTCCAAATTGATAACTTAACTAATATATCGTCAATTAAAGTTACTGCAACTATTTCTAAAAATGTTGTGCAGAGAAAAACAAAATCTCCTCAACAGATGTTTGTTTTAAAAGTCAATAAGACTGTCGATAACTTAGATAAGCAGAATTACAATTTAACATACTCCAATCTTTATGGCACTAGAATTCAAGATCAAGAAATTTCCTTAGGTCTTACAGATGCTTATAAATTACATGCTGTTTATGAATCTTTAGACAATAACGATCCTGTAATTCCTTCAATCACTTTAGTTGAACCTAAGTTCTTTAAGACTGGTTCTGTTATTGCTGGCAAATCTTCTGGTGCAAGAGCTCGTGTAGTTGAATTCGATTCATCTACATTAAAACTTACTCTCGTTTACATCTCAGGTAAGTTTACTTTAGGAGAAACTGTTAATGGTGTTGATAGTAATGAAGATGCAGTTGTCGGAATTATTAATGATGCCGATGGTTCTGTTATTGAGGGTTCTAAAGATGTAACTAATAGATATGCATTATCGCCATCTCAAACAGGATTTATGTATGATTGCTCCAGACTTATTCGTCTGAAGGGATTTGCACTTCCTATTAGAAAGTTAAAAATTGTTATTGATTATTATAGTCATTCTGCTACAGGTGATTATTTTGGTGGTCAGTCCTATCTGAACACCAGTTATAAAGACATTCCTTTCTTTGCATCCAAATATCTTGCCGATTATCTAGATTTCCGTCCTGGAATTAAGAGTCTTTATAACGGTGATGGAACTGTAGCATCTCCTGCATTTGTAAATTGTTCCACATTCGATTTCAAATCAAGAGTATTCAATGTTAGTGGTAATCCTACTGGAACTATTTTTGATATTCCTAAGTTGGATAGCGATTTCCGTTGTGATTATGATTGGTATCTTTCTAGAATTGACAAACTATTCCTTACTCCTGATGGCGATTTCCAAGTCATTACTGGTAAAGATGCAGAAGAACCAATTTTACCCGATGATATTGCCGAAGGTATGCTTTTAGCAACACTTCAGCACAAACCATATGGATTTGAACCTGATCAAGATGTTCTGATTACTCTTTCTGAGAACAAACGATTTACCATGAGAGATATTGGTAAAATTGAAACTCGTTTAAATCAGGTCGAATACTACACCTCTCTTAATATGTTGGAGAGTAATACCTTATCATTAGAACTTACTGATGCAGATGGATTCAATCGTTTGAAGAATGGATTCTTTGTAGATGACTTTACAGATCATTCTAAGTGTGAGATGTCAGACCCCGATTTTGCTAGTTCTCTAGATTTTCAGGAAGGTTCGTGCCATCCTTCTCATTACACAACTAATGTCACAATGGAGGTTAATGAAGCATTATCTGCAAATTATCAAATAACAGGACCACTAATTACTCTCCCCTACACAGAACTCAATATTATTGAGCAACCATACGCTTCTCGTGTTGAAAATGTCAACCCATTCAATGTATTTACATATATTGGAAGAATTGATTTGACACCAGCTTCAGATGATTGGGTAGATACTACGAGAATTCCTAGACGAGTGACTAACATTGAAGGAGACTTTAATGCAACAGCAGAAAGATTAAATGTAGACCAAAATGGATTTGCTCCTACTCAATGGAATTCTTGGAATACTACTTGG